ACGTCATTATCGAACTGAAACTTTGCCTCGTAGTAGGACATTTCCCCCTTAGTGTGGCATAGTCTGAGTATTTCTCGTTTGTAGTTATCGGATCCAGACTGCTCGACGAGATCGGCAAGTTGTTTACTAGATCCATAATATTCTTTCCAGTCGGAGGGTCTTCTGGATTTAACTCGCCGAGTTCTCTTTGAATTTTTTGGTAAAGTGTGCGGACGCCAGAAGTTCTTTTTACCGATATATTTCTTACCTGTAGAAAGTTCTGTGATGACATAGACAAATCCTTGATAGTCATCTGGTTGCTTATCATATTCTTCATTTTCATATAACCACATACAACTATATATTACCCAGAAATGTATGTGCCTTTTGGGCGATACCAAACTTTCTGGTGGTAAAACTTAGCAAGAAGATCTTGTATTTCTTTTTTTCTATTATCCTGAGTTATTCTAAATGCTATCAAAGACATTTCTATTAATTGAAGTTCTTCAACAGTGAGATTAAAGTCTTCATTTGGTTTAGGCATTTTCGTCTGTGATATCCTCTACATCAGGTCTTCTTCCGCACATAGGGCAAAAGATTGGGGTTTCTCCGTTGTCAACCAGTACAATCGTTGTCGAATCGCACTCCTCGCATTCTATCCGATACTCGTTTTCCACTTTGCTCTAATATCTCCTGTTTACGTTGATCTTCACAGTAAAACCATTCTTTTATTTCGTTAGAAGAACGACCACAACCTTCGCAGTGGTCGTCCTCTATTTTACATACCCTTATGCAAGGGGACGGTACGTTAGAAATCGATTTCACAAGCACCACCAGCACATGCTGCTGCGCCAAGTGTATCAACGTCTGTATATACCTTTTCAGTTAAATCATCTGCCCAATTAATAGGTTTAAGATTCTTTTGAATTTTATTCCACTTGTGCAGTAGATATGCATCCTTCAAGCAATATTCAGTTTTCTTCATATCGCCATCAAGATAGTTTTCTGCAAACCGTTCGAATCTACGAACCCAGTCTTTCTTTGCACTATTTGCACTAGACTCGAGTGATAAATCTTCACCCATACCTTGTGCTGTTGAACATGCATTCCAAAGATTATCAAATACTTTCATTCCGTCCACTACCATACCAGAAGCGAAGATTGCTCCTTGGTCGTATTTAGCGACCATTTCATCAGCAGTGATAACTCCAGTATTTGGTGCTTGATTGTAGTCTTTATCACCTGTTGGTGCGAGGAATGAAATACCTGAGAACGAGTAACGATTCTCGTAAACATACTTTTCTACATCATCCCAGTCATCAACGATAATAGTATTTGATACATTGTGACGGATACCTTCGTCCGCACATAGTTCTTCGTTTGTTCCTTCAACAACCCAATACTTTTGTGCCTTCTTTACCATCTCAAGATGCTTTACACCAAGAAGATCGTCTTTAAACATTGAACCAAACTTTGGTACGATAGGGAATGAAACAACAACATCCGTACCGTTTGCACTCCACACACTTTCTTCAACCATATGTGGATTAGATCGTTGAATTGCTTGAGTGATTTCAGATTCTTTATTCATCTGAATATTTCTTATGTAAAGAGGAGAATGCTCCGCATGAATTCCACTAGCGGTTTGTAACAATACTGATGCATTACCACTTGGCTTAACGCAAGTAGTCCGAGCAGCAGGATTAATACCGATAATGGCGGCAACCTCTTTATTGACTTTCTTAACAATGTTTGCTCCTTTTTTAAGGACCTTCGTATCGAAAAGAATATTAGGGTTATTCATCCATCCTGTGATTGAGACGCCAAGCAGTGCCTCACGATCGAAGATCTTTTTAGATACAGGACTTAAAAATTTAAAGTCAGTGTATCCCGCTTGAAGGGTGCCAAGAATAGCACCAGCACGGCATGCCTGATAAAAGTCATCTTCTGTGGTGCACATGCCGCCATTGATTTCTGTCAAGTTACAACCTTGCCAACCGGACTCACCGTCCATCTGAGGATACATACCGATTTCAACACATGGGTTAGTAGTATGTTCCTTTGACGTGGTGAAGTAAAATCCTGGTTCGCCAAACGACTTAACAGAATTCATAATCTTTGAAAACATTTCAGGAGTTGCTTCGTCACGAACGATAACAGCACTGTTATTTGAACGACCACGCTGTGGGTTGTCAATAAACCAGTTACCTGTTTTTGCGTTCATCATCTCATCATCTTCTGGTGAGAAGAGACAAATAGTAGCAGAACGACGAACACCACCTGATAGTACCGCATCAGCAGCATGCATACAAATATCATAAACAGCGATTGGTCTAACTGTTACAGGTTCTTTCGAATCCATAACGAGACCTTGTAGCATATGTTCAATTTTATCAAGCGATTTCCGCAAACCTTCTGGTCCAGGTGCTTTAAATCCACCAGAGATTTTCGCACCCTTTGGGCGAATATTAGATAGATCAAAGAATACACGACGACCTTCATATTCGGGGAACTTACCACCATCAACAAAGTATGATGACATCAATACGTCAAGTGCTGATGCCCATCCTTCGATTGAATCTTCTACAACATAACCTTTTGCTTGTTTAGTACGTTGCTGAATCTTCGGTAATTTAGCGATGTGATGTTCTTGTACAGAAAAACCTGCACCTGCACCACAAAGCAAAATATAAAAGAACTCACCAAAAAATTCTGGACGATCCGCATATGATGATGTACAATTATACATACGCATCTGGTGTTTCTTTAATTGTTCTCCACCGAACTGAAGTGCACGTTGCGCACCAAGAACACGTTGTTCTTTGTATGCAACTCTTGCTTCTTCGATATACGAATTTAATTTTTCTTTATGCTCCGAGTAATTCTCTTCGTGCATAGATAAGACACGGTCTACTGCTTCATCCCAATTTTCATAGTTTCCTGAGTTCTCTTTGAACCTAGAATAACTGTCATAAAATTTAGTTTGAGATAAAAAATTTCTGGTGTCTGCAAATCGATTTTGCATACATCTGTATCCTTTATGTTATGAATTATTTTATATGAACTATTATATAGTAAAAGGAGCATTTAGTAAAGCCCCTTTTTACCACTTTTTGAGAAAATATTTTATTTATTTTTTTAAATAATATTTTTTTATCATCTCGATTTGGTCGTCATACTTAGCGACTTGTTCGAGTTCTATTTCAATTGCTTCAATGATATCTGAATGTTCGCCGATACCTGCAGGATTGTTCATATACACTTCAATATTTGCAAGGTGCTTATTGACATGTCCTTGTGCATGTGATACAACTGCTTTAATTAATGTTTCTCTCATTTCTTTCTTGCTTTCTCAATTGCTCTGGATCCGAACCAGAATGATATAATTGCTGCGAAGATCGCTTTCGTATCCTCATCCCATAATAACTGAATCGCTACAGCGAAGTCAGTGCCTTTTTCTAGTGCTGACATTAACAGTGTAATCTCAATGGTAACAAATAAGGCAAAGAAACCATAAGTGATAACAGGTCTTACAGACTTTTGCAAACCAGCAATAATACCTGTTCCTTGATTAATACTTATATCATGTTGAATCAGACGATCGTGCTCTTTGTCTGCACCCATCTGATCATACATTTTCATTTCATGGTCATACCCACTTGCTTTGAGTTCTGCCATGACTTTCATTTTTTCAATTTCATGTTTATGGTCTGCCTTCCTAGCAAAACCATCAGTGATCGCTGGAACCGCAGAACCTGCGAATCCAATCAATGATCCCAATAACGATAACATAATTTTCTCCTTTTATTTAACCTTTATGTTCCGTAACAGTAGGTGTAAAGTTAGATGTGTATCTAGCTAGACCTCTTGTGATTCTTACATCTTGAACATAACCGTTCATATAGTTTGACGAACCGTTTCTAGATCCGATATATAGATTTCCAGTGGAATTATTACCGATAGAATATGTTCCAGTTGCAGTTAATGTTCCATTTAAAAATCCACGAGTTGTTCCTCCTGCGTCTCGCGTAACAGCTACATGATACCATTGACCAGTAGTTACAGTGCCCATAGTATTAGAGAATGTAGCAGAAGATCCACTATAAAATCCTAATGCATTTCCTGAACTAAGTTTATATAAAGTCCAACCTGGACCATTACCACCAGTAAATTTTTCAATTAGTGTCATTTCACCACTCACGCTACTCCAATAAAACCATCCTTCAATTGTCCAAGCGATACTTCCAGCTAAATCAAAAGTTTGACTAGTTGGAGCACTTATATAATCTCCAGTACCATCAAAGGCAACTGCAGATGATGTTGCAAATTTTCTTTGTGTATTACTTGCAGTTGTATTACCAGCTTTAGTTAATACTGTAACAGAACTAGCATCCCAAATATCATTTTTATTTGTGCATGTAAGAAGATCAGTATTTGTAATCGCTGTTAATTTAGTTGTTGGCGGAATAAATGAAGTATCAGCAGAACGAGTAGTTGAACCAACCAACCATCTTAAATCTGATACATGTCCGTGATAAAAGTTAGTACCATTTTGTCCACAACCAATATAATTAAGACTAGTTGCTGAAAAAGTACCTGCTAATGTAGCATTAGCACCCACAAGTATGCCATTTAAGAAAACTCTAACTACGTTTGACGCATCTCTGCCAACCGATACATGATACCATTGATCGACAGCGATTGCAATATTTCTTTCAATATCCCAACCACCACCAACAGATTTGTCTAAGAATACTTTAAATTGTCCAGATGCATCATTGTTACGACTATCAATTCGAACACCAGCATATCCTGTAGCAGCGGAATTGATAGCAAATATTGTGCGATAAGTTCCACCAAGAGATGTTGGGTTAAACCAAAACTCTACTTCAAATGCACCAGTTAAAGCATAACCAGAAGAACCCCAAGTTAAATAATCTCCATTACCGTCAAAAAATACAGATCCAGAATGATCTGCTTTAACATATGGATTTTGATGAACATATGGAGTAACTCTTGCGCCTGTTGCTCCAGTCACTGTAACAGCATTATAATTACCAGAAACGTCTACTGGAGCAGGATTGTTACAAAGCAATAAGTCAGTTCCGGATATTGCTGTTAAAGATGAAGTCGGTGGAGTAAATGCTGATGTATAAACCTCAGTTCCAATAACATATCTAAAATCTTTTATATATCCAGTCATACCGTATGCACTATAGTTATCATCACTACCAACACCAAAGCTATTCTTTGCAGGTATATTATATGTGTTACCTGCTTGTACACTAGAAGTTCCTTCTAGAACACCATCGATGTAGAGTTTTATTGTATTGCTAGTGACAGATCGTACAAGTGCCATATGATACCATTGACCGATGGCCATAGTCTTTGAACCTTGTACTCGTGGTTGACCGCCAATGTATAAATTTTGAGTATTTAAATTTGTATTAAGAAATATTGGATCATTTGTTGCTGCACCAAAATTTCTATTTTGACTTGAAGTGCCTGAGTTTGCAGTGTGATATACCCACCATTCTATAGTCCAAGCAACATTGCCAGACCCAGCCAGATTTGTTACAATACGGTTAGCGGCAGAACTAAAATATGTACTATAACCGCCAGGATGATATGGAGTAAAACTATTTGAAGTAACATTACCTGTTTCAGTTATGGTATGAGTATTAGTAGAAGCATCAACTTGATTATCTGTACCAGCAGTATCTGCTTTCATTAATAGAGATGTAAAGTTACTGTTTTCTACGGTGAATCCTAGAGTAAATGATACTTGCTCTGTACCAAAATTTATTCCATCACTTGCTTTAAATGTGAGTGTGGCTACTCCATCATCTCCAGTTGCTACTGTTGAATCCTCTGATCTTGGTGTAATAGTAAACACGCTTGAATCCTGAGATATAGTTGCCATCTTAAAGAAGTCACCACCAGAATCAACAGATAGTGTTAATGATGCATCTGCATTATCAGAATCAACCGCAGTAATCGTAACTATTTGTGCTACACCTTCTTGAGATAATGCAATAGTACCTGAAGGACTAACTGTTAAAGATGGTGTCGCATTAATGAGTGCAACATTATACCAACCAGATCCATTTGAAATATACATCCTTTGATTTTCTGATACATACGCTTGATCACCAGTAGTCAAATTACTGGTCGGCAAATCATTCAGTGTTGCATATACCACTAATGATGAACCCCCACCACCTCCACCGGAGATACTAAATGCTACATTGGTAGGATTTGCTCTTTCGGATTTACCAAGTATTTTGGCAATGTCTCTTGTTTTAGATGTTGCCATCTTTATTCCTCTCTATGTACCGATACCAATGCCTAGTTCAGCAGTTGGTGCAGTAAAGTTCCCAGTGTATACTGCGCTTTTTACAAACCTGAAATCCTGAATATATCCATTCCAATACTCACCCATATTTGCTGCCATATATGATGAACCAGGACTATTATTGACAGTTTCGCCAAGACAAAAGGTCTCACCTGTAAAGTCGTTTGTTGTGGCCCAATCATCTGCGTATGCTGTTCCGTTCTCATAAAATGTTATGGTTCCATTATGTCTAACCAAAGCGACATGGTACCATGTATCATAAGAAAAAGCAGTAGTACCTACAATCGGAGTTGATGGTGATGTTGCATATATGCTGAGTTTCTTTTGACTGTTGATACCCATGTTGAACCCAACATTTGTTGCTCTGTTACATGACCAAAATGATTGGTTAACAGGTCCGCCACTAAGAAGGTATATCCACATTTCAATAGTGAAATCTCCGCCACCTAGACCTCCTGGTTGATACCATTTTATATAATCACTATTTCCATCAAACTTCATTGATGAGGATGTAGTGAATTTTCTAACAGAAGTGTCAGTTTGGGCAGTACCTGCAGTCACTAATGTTGCATTTCCTGTATTGGAATAAATTGCAAAATCTGATGTATTGTTCATTAGCAGTACTGTGTTTGTAACATGAGTAAGTGCTTGTGTTGGAACTGTAATGGTTGCCTGAGTTGGATCATAAGCAGTTGAACCTTTTATCCATCTCATGTCTGCAGTGAAATTTTCACTGGCATAACCAGTACCAGAGGCAGATTTGTGTATTTTAGCACCACTCCAATTTATAGTATCAGAGTATGAAACAGCAGAACCTTGTCTCTTACCATTCACAAACAATGCCATATTGTTTGATCCATCTCTACAGAGAACAACATGATGCCATGCTCCTGGAAATAGATTTTCTCCGTTACTTGCAATTCTATCGGCACCTCTATAGAAATACCAATCACGTCCACCAGATCCTGGAGTATCATAACCCAACTGCGTATACGAATCACTTGAAGTTTCAATTAGTACCTTAATTACAGGATTACGATCAGTTGGGTGATACCAGAATTCTACTGAAAATGCACCATCAAGATTAAAGTCAGTGCTAGATGGAAGTGTTATGTAGTTATTACTAGATCCATTGGTATTGGAATTAGGAAAGTACATAGAACCGCCATGTTTTGCTGCAGTCCAAGGTTCACCATCAAACGGTGTTTCTGGTTTAGTAAATTTACCTTCATAGACAGTACCTGACCCAGGATATATTGGATGAGGAATTGCGGTTTGACTAGTTGAAAAGTTATCAATGTAAGATTGCCCAGTTCCCATAAGAACTTCTGTAGTGCCTGAACTATGTATTCCTGGTGCTTCTGTTGGTATTGTAAGTGAAGCAGCATTAGAATATACACTTGCTCCGTTTACTGCTCTCATTCCAAAGTAGTCAGCAAATGCTTGCAGATATCCTGCGGTGTAGTTACCGTGTTGACCAATAACCCATGTACCAAGACTTGTTGAGTTTTCAGAAAATGCTTGTGATTTAACGTCTACCCCATCAACATAGATTTTAACATTGTTGTTATATCTGTCAATAACAACCCAATGCCATTCGCCATCATTAATTTGTTGTCCGGTGGTTTGTGCAACATCCACACTACCTGTTGTAAATGCAATGTTTATTCTACCGCTAACATATTTAAAAGCATTAAATAGTGAATTGCCAGTTGGATAGTTACAGAAGAAAATTCCTTCAGTAGTTTGAGTTGTTCTAATCCATGTTTCGTATGTAAAGTCACCAGTAAATGCAAATGATGCCTCTGTATCAATAGCATAATCATTCGTAGTGGTTGAGATACAATATCCCTTAGATTCATCTTTATAAGGTGAGAATGAACCAGCGTCTATTGTACCAGTTTCTGTTACTGCTGTTTCTGCCTGAGAAGCATTGAGATATGTTATTCTATTAGTATTAGCAAGAGCATTTCCTGTTGC